AAGTGTAGTTACAGCAGCAGGTGGTTTAACAACTCCTGAAAATTATTTTTACTTTACAAGTAGTGATAATGCTACTACAGGAAATATAAATGGCGGCGGATCAAGTTGTTCTGTAGGTCCGGTAACATTAGGAGCAGTTTAATATGGCATACACATTAGCAAATTTAGAAACAGATATTAGAAATTATACCGAAGTAGACTCTACAGTATTTACAAGTAGTATTTTAAATCCAATTATAGTTAATGCTGAAAATAAAATTTATAGAGAAGTAGATACTGATCAAGAACGTTTTTATGCAACTTCTAGTTTAGTAATTGGAAATAGATATGTAACTATCCCTTCTGATTTAAGATTTATAGGAAATGTTCAATTAACAGATTCTAATGGTACTCAATATTTTTTAGAACAAAGAGATACAAGTTTTATGGCTGAATATTATAATACCCCAGGTTCTGCTTCTGTAAATATGCCAAAATATTATGCCAATTGGGATGAAGAATTTTGGGTTGTGGCACCTACCCCTGATAAAACATATGCTATTACATTAAGTTATAATAAAGAACCAGGAAGTATTACTAGCACTACACAACCAAATTCAAGTAATCCTTTTAGTACTACAGGTACTTATTTATCTAATAAATACCAAGATTTATTGTTATACGCTTGTTTAGTTAATGCATATGGGTACTTGAAAGGTCCTGCAGATATGATACAATATTACTCACAAGCTTATGAAAAAGCTTTACTTTCGTACGCGATTGAACAACAAGGTCGCAGACGCCGAGACGAATATGATGATGGTGTTATTCGTACTCAACTTAAATCTGATCCATCATCAAGTTATTAATAACAAGGAGAAAAATAAATGGCAAATATAGTACCTTATTCATTCCCAGTACAATTACTATCTGGAGCGCATCAATTCCAAACAGCTGGTAATAATTTCTATTTGGCTTTATATACTGCTAATCCATATACAACAGCAAGTACAGTTTATTCTAGTACAACTGAAGTAAGTTCTGCAGGTGGTAGTCAATATACCGCTGGTGGAAATTTACTTACAGGTCAAGCAGTTTCAAACGTGAACAACGTTGCAACAGTTGACTTTGCTGATTCTGTATGGGGAACACCAACAGCTGCTACTTTCACTGCAGCATTTGGAGCAATATATAATTCAACTAGTTCAAATAAACTGGTAGTCGTACTAGATTTTAGCGGAAACAAAACGTGCACTAATGGAACTTTTACAGTTACATTCCCAAACCCAACGGGCGGTTCACCTTCTGGTTCAGCTGCGATTATTAGTATAACTTCTTAATTAGGAGATTAAAAATAAATGGCGTTAGTAATAAACGACAGAGTAAAAGAAACTAGTACCTCAACAGGTGCAAGTACATTTACTTTGGCCGGAGCACAAACTGGTTTTGAAACTTTTGCTTTAGGCATTGGTGGCAACAATACAACTTACTATGCTATTTTTAATCAAGGAACTAATGAATGGGAAGTTGGATTAGGAACACTTAATGCAGGTGGAACTGTTTTAACTAGAACAACAATTTTAACAAGTTCTAACTCTGATAGCATTGTAACTTTTACAGCTGGTACAAAAGATGTATTTTGTACATTACCAGCAAGTAAAGCAGTGTATTTAGATTCAACAGGAGCGCCCGTAGGAGCGGCAAGTGCAGGATTTGCTGTTGCAATGGCAATAGCTTTATAATAATAAGGAGAAAAATATGGCACAAAATTTTATATCATTTACAAACCAAGTAGGAACCGCAGATTCAACTATAACTACAGCTAACTCTACAGATGCTGTTATTGGAATTAGAGCTACAAATATTTTAGCTACTACAGTTACTCTTAATGTTTGGATTGTACCAACAAGTACAGTTAATCTTAGATATATAGCTTATGGTTTAAGTATACCACCTTCAAGTTCTGTTGAACTAGTTCAAGGTGGAGCTAAATTCGTTTTAAATTCAGGAGATGCACTTAAAGCTAGTTCAAGTAGCAACTCATCTATTGATTTAATTACAAGTATTGTTGATGCAATAAGCACAGCACCTTAATAAATAAAATATGGATAGTTTATATAATACAATCTATATCGGTAATAAACCTGGAGCACAGGATATTTATACTCATGCTCAAACCATGGAAAATAAAAATGTTGTAATTGAATCTGCAGTTCTTGCAGGTCCAGTAACATTTACTAATACAATAACAGTAACAGGAACGTTGGTAATTGTTTAATGAGCAAATTAGAAGTCAATGCAATTGAACCTCAATCAGGTACTACATTAACTGTAGGCGCATCGGGTGATACTATTGTCATTCCTTCTGGAGCAACTATTTCAAATCAAGGTACAGCTGCAGGATTCGGTCCTACAGGAGCAGTATCTTGGAACACAACTAAAATTACCGCAAACCCAAACCCAGCAGTAACTGGTGTTGGATATTTTGCAGATACAACCTCAGCAGCTTTTACAATAACATTACCATCTTCTCCCGCAGCGGGGGCAGTAATTGGTATAGCAGATTATGCAAATACTTTTGCAACTAATAATATAACAGTTGGAAGAAATGGTTCTAATATTGGCGGAGTTGCAGCTAATGCAATTTTATCAACTAACGGTCTTTCAGTAACTTTTGTATATGTAGATGCAACACAAGGTTGGATTGTAACAGATTCAGGAAATAGATCTGATTTACCAGCACCACAATATGTTGCAGCTACAGGTGGAACAATTGCTACTTGTGGAAATTTTAAAATTCATACATTTACAGGACCAGGAACTTTTACAGTTAGTTCTGCTGGTAATGCATCAGGATCAAATTCAGTAGATTATTTAGTAGTGGCAGGAGGTGGAGGTAGTGGTAAAGATAATGGTGGTGGAGGTGGAGCAGGTGGATTTAGATATTCAAATTCAACTTTTACTGTATCAGGAGCTCCAGGAGCTCCTTTAGCATCTGCAACTGCATTACCAGTTTCTGCAACAGGTTATCCAATTACAGTAGGTGCTGGAGGAGGAACATGTAATCCTCTTTTTATAGGTATTAAAGGAAATGATTCAATTTTTTCGACTATAACATCTACAGGTGGAGGATTTGGAGTAGGATGTGCTTCTAATACTCCTGCCCCTATATCTGGTAATGGACAACCAGGTGGTTCAGGTGGAGGAGCTGGTCAAACAGAATCACCTACTACTAGATCAGGTGGAACAGGTAATTCACCTCCTGTTAGTCCACCACAAGGAAATAATGGAGGAAGTACTTCTTCAGTTAGTAATGGTGGAGCTGCTGGAGGAGCTGCTATGGCAACTGGTAGTACTTGTGGACCAAAAGTTGGAGGAGTAGGGGCTGGTTTACCAACAGCTTTTGGAAGTAATGGAGTTCCTAGTGGTGGATTTCAATATTATGCTGGAGGAGGTGGAGGTGGAGCTCCCCAAGGTGGAGGATCAGGCGGAGCTGGCGGTTTAGGTGGAGGTGGTGCAGGAGCTAGTGGTAATTGTACAGCTGGAACTGCAGGTACAACTAACACAGGTGGTGGGGCAGGTGGTGGTAGCCAAGCTGGAAATGGTGCAACCGGTGGTAGTGGAATAGTAGTAATTAGATATAGATTTCAATAAATATGACAAGTATAATTAAAGTAGATAATCTTCAGAATCAATGTGGTGCTAATATAATTAGCGAATCAGCTAACGTTATTACTATAGGCGCTTCGGGAGACACGGTTACTTTAGCAGCCGGCGCTTCGCAAAGCGGGTTTGGTAGATCGGGATCAGTTAATTGGGATACAACAGCTAAGACAACAGGATTCACAGCAGTATCTGGAAATGGATATTTTGTTAATACAACAGCGGGTGCAATCACAGTTACTTTACCAGCAACTCCTGCAGCAGGAGATATTGTAGCAATCGCAGATTATGCAAATACTTCAGCTACAAATAATATTACAGTTGGTAGAAATGGTTCTAAAATTGATGGAGAAACAGCAAATGCATTAATTATTGTCAATGGTCAAGTTTATACATTAGTATATGTAGATGCAACAGAAGGTTGGAAAACAGTAGGTCAAACATTTAATCAAATTACACTTCCAGCATTTGTAGCAGCAACAGGAGGAACAATTACAACTTGTGGAGATTTTAAAACTCACGTATTTACAGGTCCAGGAACTTTTACAGTAACAAATGCTGGAAACTCTGGAGGATCAACAACAGTAGATTATTTAGTAGTAGCAGCGGGTGGTGGTGGAGGAAGAGATGATTTTGGTTCTGCACCTGATCCTAGACTATCTGGAGGTGGTGGAGCAGGAGGATTTAGAATGTCTAATTCTTATAGTTTACCAGCACCCACAACTTCACCTTTAGCAAGTCCAACGGGTATACCAGTAGCAGTACAAGCTTATCCAATAACAGTTGGTGCAGGTGGAGCTGGAGGAACAGGGCCTTGTGGTGGTGGTGATGGTTCACCTCAAACAGGTGCTAAAGGTAATGATGCAATTTTTTCAACAATAACATCTGCTGGTGGTGGAGGGGGGGAAGGACATTCTCCAGGACCTCCTGCAGGTGGACCAGCTGCAAGTGTAGTTGCAAAAACAAATGGTGGTTCTGGTGGAGGAGGTGGTTTTGGTCACTCAAATCCAGCAGGAGCTACAGGAACTGGTAATAATCCACCTACAAGTCCACCACAAGGAAATAATGGTGGTTTACTTACTAACCCTACTTACGGTGGAGGTGGAGGTGGTGGAGCAGGTGCAGTTGGAGGAAATGCTCCAGCAGGACCAGGTGGTATAGGTTCTTTTGTATCTCCTTCTTTTGCAGTTGCTTGTGCTGGAACACCAGGACCAGCCCCAGGAGTTAGATATTTTGCAGGTGGTGGTGCTGGAAGTTCAGGACCAGGAGCCTCAGGTACGGGTGGTGCAGGTGGTGGAGGTTCTAATGCGGATGGAACTGTTAATACAGGTGGTGGAGGAAGTGGAAGAAGACAAACTAATGCAAATGCTGGTGGATCAGGTATTGTTATAATAAGATACAAATTCCAATAAAATAAAATTATGAGCGAAATTAAAGTAAATAAAATTAGTCAACGATCCGGAACCGCGATTACTTTAGGTAATTCTGGTACCGATTTCCAACTACCAAGTGGAGCAGATATCGTTGCTCAATCAGGTAGTACAATTACAATTGCAGCAGGTGC